TCGACGCCGATGAGATGCAGGAGAACGGGGAGGTGCTGACCTTCGTGAAGGACGGCCGCCGCGTCGCCCGCTTCAGCCAGTACATGGGCTGGGTCGAGCGGATCGAGGAGGAGAAGCCGCCAAAGGAGCCCGCCTCGGTGCTGTCGATCGTACCCGACCGCCCACCGCCAGGAGATGCCGCATGAGTAACCCTACAGACCCGATCGTCCCTGATGACAAGCGAGCGGAGGTCACCGCGGCGATCGCGTTGGCAATGCAGTCAGTGTACGGGGAGAAGAACCAGGTGGGGTGCGTGGTCGTGTGGTGCGATGGCGGCGGCCCCGTGCACCTGACCAGCAACTTGCCTGTGATGCCACTCTTCGAGATGCTAGGTGAGGCGATTGCGCGGGTCGCCCACGGACCGGCTGCTGGGTATATTGCTGAACCGGCCGCGCCTCCGAGCCGGCAGCAGTGAATTCGATCGTCGATCCGGACTCGATGTTTCAGAGCGTCCCCATGTGGATGTGCCCGAGCTGTGGGCGCACGGTGACTTTGCCCTTCGGCACCTCGACGTCGATGCCGGAGCACACAATCTGCCATTGTGCCGGTCGCTTGGGCAACGACGGCAAGTTCTACGGGCACTACACGATGATGGTCGGCAACAAAGCCGGTCGGGAGTTCGACGAGCGATGGCGCCGGTACTGGGAGGAGAAGCGTAAGGCTGATCTCGAAGCCCAGCAGCGCTGGCTGGAGAAGCGCCGGGTCAGCCAGGAGCTGTGGGGGCGGATCTATCAGAGCCTCGCAGATATGGACGCATGGCTGCCAGTGGCGGTACCCTCGGCGCCTATGTCAACGGGACCTAACGCATGAACAAAGCCCAGATGATGGCGCTGCACGGGCAGGGAGAGACGCACAAGTGCGCCCCGAAGCCGTGGCAGGAGATCCCGGTGCTGACCGGCGACTACGACCTCGACGCGACCGTGATGCACCGGGACAACCCGAACATCCCCGACCGCCTGGAGATGTACGTGAAGCACGCCGGCCGGGCCTACAGCCCGCGCACCGGCTACAACAGCTACCACGCCTCCGGCGGCGATGACTGATGTTCGGCTTCGGGATCTGCTGGGGGCCGATCCTGCCGCTCGAGCTCCTGCAGGGCGTTGACCGGGAGCCCGAAGACCCAGACGAAGACAACGATGAGGACGCGCCCGGCGCGCGCTTCAACGAGTGCACCGAGACAATCCACGATCCTGGGGAGGATGACGATGGCGACGAAGATTGAGCCCACCATAGGGCGCGTGGTGTGGTACTGGCCGGCGACCGTGCCCGCGTATGACCAGGGGCAGTACGACAAGACGACCCCCTACACCGCCCAGATCTGCTACGTCCACAAGGACGGGAAGATCAACATTTCAGGCTTCAAGCACGACGGTAACCCCTTCATCTGCCTCGGCATTGAGCTGCACCAGGGCGATGATGAGCACCCGGTCAACTGCGCGACCTGGATGCCCTACCAGAAGGGCCAGGCGGCGAAGACCGAGGCGCTCGAGCGCGAACGCGCCGCACCGACGCTGCAGCCGTAAGGCCATGCGAGGACCGTGCGCGAAGCGCCAGGTGGTCTGCACCATCGTCGGCATCAACGGTGCGCGCTACGTCGGCGAGAACGACTGCGCGAACCCCCAGAAGGTCTGCCCGAGGGCTGAGGGGGAGGGCTACGAGAAATGTGGTTCTGTGTGTCAGCAGGCCGGACACGCGGAGGCCGAAGCGGTCAGCAAGGCGGGGCTCAATGCCCGCGGTGGTCATGCCACACTCTTCGGTCATCACTGGATCTGCGAGCCTTGCGGCCGAGCGTTGAGTGATGCAGGCGTTGCCTCGGTCACGATCGTGTACCCGTGAAGCCGCTGGCGATCGATCTGTACTGTGGTCTGGGCGGCTGGACCGAAGGGCTCCTCGCGGAAGGGTACGACGTCGTCGGTTTCGACGTCGAGCAGCACCAGTACGGTGATCACCGGTACCCGGCTCAGCTGGTAATCCAGGACGTCCTGACGCTTCACGGCCGGCAGTTCAAGGACGCCGCGCTGATCGTCGGCTCCTCGCCATGTCAGGAGTTCAGCTGGCGCGCCATGCCGTGGACCGCCGCCAAGAACGCCCCCCCCCCGGAGCTGGGCATGAAGCTGTTCCGAGCGCAGTTTCGGATCCAGCAGGAGGCCTGCGAGGCAGCTGGGCGACACATCCCGATGGTGGTGGAGAACGTGTGTGGCGCCCAGAAGTGGATGGGCCAGGCGCGCTGCCGCTACGGCAGCTACTACCTGTGGGGAGACGTGCCGGCTCTGATGCCCATGGTGCGCAGGCACGCGAAGGTCGGCGGCCTTGACTGGTCGAAGTACGGCCAGCCGGACTACAAGTCGAGCGGAGCGGCGGGATACTTTCGAGACACAGCCTTCAAGAACCAGGGTGGCAGCTGGTTCGCTCAGTCGCACAACAAAGTCCCCATGTCACGGGGCGATGCGCTGAAGGAGGCTGGCCTGAAGCAGGGCGGTCAGTGGTTCACGAAGTACGGACCCGGCAACACCAACCCGATGCGGCGCACGGGTTCGAAGTCGACGCAGCGCAAGATGGCCAGCGCCATGATCGCGAAGATTCCCCTGCCGCTGTCCTCATACATCGCCCGCATCTATCACCCGGCCGCCAATGCCCACGCCGGGTAAAAGGGGCCGCGGGCAGCCCACGAAGTACGATCCGGACCGCATGCTGCCGGTCGTGCGGGCGATGGCGAGGCTCGGGGCTACCGACATGGAGATCGCCCAGGCGTTGCGGGTCTCGATCAGCGTGGTGGAGCTATGGTGCCGAGTTCACAAGGAATTCTTGAGGGCCGTAAAGCCCCCCAAGGGTGTTGCCGACGATCGGGCCGAGCGCTCGCTTTTTCGCAGCGCCACCGGCTACAGCTACGAGTCCGAGGAGCTGTTCCTGGTCGATGTGGTGACCGAGAAGAAGGTCCCAGGCGAGAAGCCCGAGGACCGACCGACCATCGTCACTACCCGCACCAAGGAGGTCATCCGGGCGCCCGTGGTGAAGCACCAGGCGCCGCACCCCACCTCCCTGATCTTCTGGCTGAAGAACCGCCGGAAGGACCGCTGGCGCGACTTCAAGGCCACCGAGCTGTCGACCCCTCCTGGCAAGCCCTTCGAGGTGATCCACGGAGGCCCGGGTGAGCCCGAACTCATCGGCCAGTACTATGAGCGTCTCAAGCGTGCGGGGCGCCCCGCAGCGCCAGGTAGCCCCGCTCGTGCCCATCCCGGTGCTGATCCGGGAGTGGGTGAGGGAGGACAAGAACCTCAAGGACAAGGCGGCCGTCCGGCGCCTGGCAAAGGCTGACCGCTACTACCTGCTGGTGCGCATCCTCGGGCGCTCGGACTGCCTGCATGACTGGATCTACGAACGCTGCCGGGAGGTGGAGGCGAACCCCGACGGGTACATCGACATCTGGGCGCGCGAGCACTACAAGTCCACGGTCATCACCTTCGCGGGCATCATCCAGGAGATCCTGCTGGATCCTGAGATCACGATCGGGATCTTCAGCCACACCAAGGGCACCGCCTCCAAGTTCCTGTTGCAGATCAAGCAGGAGCTGGAGACCAATGAGCTGCTGAAGTGGGCGTTCCCGGAGATCCTGTGGAGCAACGCCACCGAGCAGGCCTCGAAGTGGTCCGAGCGGGCGCTTGTGGTGCGCCGGCGCGGCAACCCGAAGGAAGCCACGATCGAGGCCTGGGGCCTGGTCGATGGCATGCCCACCGGTGCGCACTTCAAGCTGATGGTCTACGACGATGTCGTGACCGACAAATCGGTCAACACGCCCGATCAGATCCTGAAGACCACCGAGGCCTGGTCGCTCTCCTCGAACCTCTCCACCGAGGGTGGCCGCAAGTGGTACATCGGCACCCGCTACCACTTCGCCGACACCTACCAGACGGTGATGGACCGCAAGTCCGCGATCCCGCGTATCCACGCGGCGACCAACACCGGCACCAAGGATGGCATCCCGGTGCTGTTTTCCCCCTTCGAGTGGGAGAAGCGCAAGACCGACAGCCTCGACTCAACGCTCGCCTGCCAGATGCTGTGCAGCCCGCTCGCCGGCAGCCAGCGCATGTTCAACGTCGAGGACCTGCAGGTGTACGAGGCGCGGCCGCGCACCCTTCAGTGCTACCTGCTGGTGGACCCGGCGCGCTCGAAGAAGAAAAACAGCGCCGACACCGCGATGGTGGTGATCGGGATCGATGTCGCCGGGAACAAGTACTTCCTGGACGGGGTCGCCCACAAAATGGATCTCATGGAGCGCTGGTGCTGGTTCCGGGACCTGTGGAAGAAGTGGTCCGAGGCCCCGGGCGTCATGGGCCTGGTGGCAGGCTACGAGAGCTTCGGCGCCCAGGCGGACCTGGACTACATCAAGGAGCGCCAGCAGCTGGATCGTTGCCAGTTCGAGGTGGTGGAGCTCGCCTGGCCCAGGGACGGGGAGGAGAGCAAACAGGACCGCATCCAGCGCCTGGTGCCGGACGTGAAGGGGCACCGGTTCTACATGCCCTACCCGACCGATGATGAGCGCCTCACCCGCCTGCAGCGCTCGATGCTCGCCGCCGGCTACGACTACCGGATCGCCCGGCGGATCATGCGCATGGACGAGGAGCAGCGGATCTACGATGTGGCCGAGCGCCTGCGGCTGCAGTTCGACTTCTTCCCCTTCGGCGGCAAGGTGGACTTGATCGACGCGGTCGCTCGCATCTACGATGCCTCCCCGACCAAGCCGGAAAGCGACCTGGGCGGGGGCACCGTGGAGCCGGATGACACATGAGTCACCTCACCGAGCACGAGCTCGACACGCTGCTTCGCGCGCAATCGGATACGCTGCGGCAGATGATGGCCCGCCTGCTCTCCGAGCTTCGGGAGCTGCGCGAGCAGGCCGGTGAGCGCGAACGCATGGCAGCAGAGGAGCGAGAAGCGTAATGGCAGGCCCCCTTCCCCCGCTGAACCCCGCCCTGGGCAACCAGGTCACGAGTCGCCAGTTCAGCCTAGCCGAGATGGTCGAGCGCGCCTGGGGCGCGGAGTACGCGGCCCCCGACCACGGCATCTACGAGATGTCGAACGGCCGGCGCTTTGACTCCACCGACATGGGCACGACCGGCATCTACCGCCCGCCCGCCTTCATCCCGCCCGAAGGGTACCCGGAGTGAGCAGCACCGACATCGAGAGCAAGCCGCCGGGCTACTACAACGTCATCGAGTACCTGGTCGACGGCGGGGTCACACGCTACGCGGTGGAGGCGAACTGCCCGTGCGGGTGCGGGCATGGGATTTGGCTCCCGATCACGGGCCCCGGGGTGCCGAAGACCGAGCACCACTGGACCTGGGACGGCAACAAGGCGCAGCCGACCTTAGGACCGAGCATCAAGCGGATAGGGGGCTGCGCCTTCCACGGCTACCTGCAGGGCGGGGCCTGGTCAAGCGCCGGGGATGGTGCGCCGCTGCACCCTCAGGTATACCGTGGCGGACCCGACCACCCCGTGGAACCCAGGAGAGACCTCACCATGAAGACCCCTGCACCCGCACCAGCCCCTGCGCCGCGCGCAGCGCCGGCTCCCGCCCCTGCACCCGCACCGGCCGCCGCCCCCACCAACAAGCTCCCTGCGCCCACCACGGCGCCCCCGGGGCACGTGAAGACCGCTCACCTGCGCTACCGCGGTGGACGCCTGCAGCAGGCCTACCAGTCGGGTAACGATCCGGGCGCGCCGCTCGCGTGGGTGGAGATCGAGGGCCAGCCTGAGAAGATCCCGGCCCCCGCCGGTGGTGACTGGCCCGCCAAGGGAAGCCCGACCGAGCCGCACGTCCCCGAAGCTTAAAAGAAGGGCCGCATGGCCGATCTGATCGTCCACGTCGAGAAGGGGGACCCGGATGAGAGCCGGGACCTCGAGCTTGCGACCGCGATCACAGGTGCCTTGGAGAAGGCCTACCCGAACCACTACTGGCTGGTGTCCTTCGCCGGGCACAACCTCATCGTCCGGCACGTGCTGATCGCCAGCTGGGTGACGGTGGAGACGGGCAAGGAGGGCTTCGGGAGCTTGCTGCCGCGGGACAAGATCGGCACAGTCCACGAGGCGTGTGCGACGGCGGTGAAGTTCGCAGGGGCGCTGCTCGAGGCCTTCAAGCTGCCGCGGTGCGCCTGGGACGGGACGACGATGCCGGAGCTGCCACAGGACCTCAAGACCGAGCTCCTCGCGCGCCGGCAGCTTCGCGGGTGGGGGCTGCAGTGAGGCGCAGGTTTCAGGCGACTGTGTCCACGAAGCGGCACTTGCGCGCAACTCTGCCTCATCGCCACGAGTTCTCGCGGTGTGGCTTCTACTGTGTGCCGAGCCTATTGGTGGAAGACTGGAGAGAAGCCACATGCCTCTCATGCTTGAAACTTCAGGGAGTCGATCGAACGACGGTCTATGTGGATCCTGCTGGCTCAATGCCCGCAGTGAGTGGTCGCATTTTGTCGAGGCGCTACGTGGTGCCAGAAGGTCCTGGGGATCTGAATGAACTAGTTCGATTAGCGACCGGGTACGTCACGACCAGAACGCGTGTCGTCCGTATGGATGGGAGGCCTGTGCGGATTTCTTACCAACATCACGAGCCGCCTAACGTCATGGCGCAGCGCGAATTGTTGGCGCGCAGGCAGCTGCGTGGGTGGGGGCTTCGATGAATACACAAAGACGGGCCTGCCTGTTGTGAATCCATAAATGGAACAGGAACCATCAGGCCCCATGGCAGAGGCCGCCCCGGCGGGGGATCTCCCCCGCCGGGTGCAGCCCAACCGCCGCGGCCAGCAGATGCAGCCCATGGCAGGCGAGCGACAGAAGATCATCGGCAAGCAATTCGAGACGGTGGCCTTTGCCAACCGTCGCCAGAAGAACCGGGCCAGGCGCGAGCTCGCCAAGGCCTCCAGGAAGAAGAACCGGTGACCGGGATCCGCAAAGTACCCGAAGGCTTCCGACCGACCCACGGGCCCGCCACGCACCTGATGCCGGACATGGAAGCCTTCGTCGACCTGATCACGCTGCACGACAAGCGCGGCCTGCCACACAGCTACGCGCGCACGCAACGCGGGTTCCATGTGCCGATCGAGTGCATGAGCCAGGAGGACATCCGCGAAGCCCTCGAGGTGCGCGGTGGCCAGTAACAACCGCTACCGCCCGTTCGTAAGCTCCAAGGGCCCGCAGCAGGCCCCGCACCAGCCTGACCCGCCGGAGGGCAATGCCCGCCTGATGACCATGGGCGATGAGCGCGAGGAGGCCGGCGGCACCGTGCAGCGCCCGGGCGCGCCTCCGCAGGTGAGCAAGGATGCCCAGGGGAACGGCGCCAAGGACACCCTGCACGAGGACCCGGCCGATGCGCGCGGGGGCAGCGGTGGGGGCGATGGCGGGGATGAGCCGCCCGATGACAGGGACGAGGGTGACGAGGAGGAGCAGCAGCCGGACTGGAAGGCGCGCGCCAAGGCCGCCTACCGCACCAGCACCGACTTCATGGACTCCAACTTCAGGAAGCCCCTCGAGGACAGCCTCCGCGCCTTCAACAACCAGCACCCGCAGGACTCGAAGTACAACACCGAGACCTTCAGGAAGCGCAGCCACCTGTACCGCCCGAAGATCCGCTCGATCAACCGCAAGAACGAGGCCGCCCTGTGCGCCGCGCTCTTCTCGAACCTGGACCTCATCGAGTGCAGCGCGACCAACCCCTCGAAGATCGACAGCATCGTGGGCGCCGAGGTCATGCAGGCGCTGCTGCAGGAGCGCCTCACGGTGAGCATGCCGTGGTTCCAGTTCGCGATCGGCAGCGTGCAGGACGCCCAGGTGCAAGGCGTTGTCATCGCCCACAGCTACTGGAAGTACCAGGGATCAGGGCGCGGCCACGAGTACGCGATCAAGAAGGACCAGCCATGCCAGGAGCTTGTCCCGCTTGAGAATTTCCGCTTCGACCCGTGCGCCCAGTGGTACGACGTGGTGGGCACCAGCCCCTACCTGATCCACATCATCCCGATGTACATAGGCGCGGTGAAAGAGCGCATGGACTACCCGGACCCGAAGGGTCGCAAGTGGCACCCGCTGGAGGACGAGGAGATCGCCGCCTGCGTGGTGAACGATGACCAGTCCACGCGCGCCGCCCGCAACAACTTTAGCCAAGATCCTACCGAGCAGGCCCGGGAGGTCACCGACTACGATGTGGTGTGGGTGCAGCGGCACATCCACAAATGGCGGGGCGAGGACTACGAGTGGTACATGCTCGGGGACAAGCACATGCTCACCGACCCTGAGCCCCTGGTCGACAACGTCTGGTTCGGGGAGCGCCCGTACGTGGTCGGCACCTGCGCGATCGAGACGCACAAGCCGATCCCCACGAGCCTGAACAACCTGCTGCGGCCTCTGGCGGACGCGGCGAACGACCTCGACAACCAGGCGAGCGACAACCTCAAGTTCATCCTGAACAAGCGCTGGCTGGTGAAGCGCGGCCAGAACGTCGACACCGCCGGCATGGCCCGGAACATCCCGGGCGGTGTGACGATGGTCAACGATGTCGAGAAGGACGTGAAGGAGATCACCTGGGCGGACCTGCCGCAGTCGGTGTCAGTGGAGAAGACCCGGATCGACGCGGACTTCGACAACTTAGGCGGCAACTTCAACCCGATGCAGATCGCCCAGACCCGCACCCCGCGCGAGAGCTTCCGGACCGTGAACGCGGTGCAGTCCCCAGCGATGATGATGACCGAGTACACGCTGATGACCCTGGTGCAGACGTTCCTCCTGCCGTGCCTGCGGCAGCTGGTGCTGCTCGAGCAGTACTACGAGACCGACGAGGTGCTGCTGGCCACGGCGGGCGAGAAGGCGAAGGTCATGGAGCGCTTCAACGTGAGCAAGGTCACCGACAGCATGCTCACCCAGAAGATGGTGGTGAACGTGAACCTTGGCATGGGGGCGACGGACCCGTCGATGAAGCAGCAGCGCCTGTCCGCCTGCCTGCAGCAGGTGCAGCAGCTCGCCGCGAAGCCGGTGCCGGGCCTGGACCTGAAGGAGGTCTTCAAGGAGCTCTTTGCGCTGGCCGGCTACCGCGATGCGGTGCGTTTCCTCGCGGAGGGCGCTGACCCGCAGGTCGCCCAGATGGCCAAGACCATCCAGGCGCTGATGAAGAAACTCTCGGTGTACGAGGTGAAGGACAAGAACCGGGAGCGGGAGGCGAACGTCAAACTGATCACCAGCCGCGAGGGCAACATCACCAAGCTCGCGCTCGCCGGCAAAGAGGACGATCATCAGTCCCGGCACCTGCTGATCGGGCACCTCCTGGAGATGGAGAAGGTCGACAAACAGACCGAGAACCAGAGCAAGCTGCAGGCGGAAGGGGCCATGCAGACCCAGGCCACGCAGGCCCAGAAGCCTCAGCCACAACCGGGAGCCGGCAAAGCCGCTTAAGCACCTATGGATCGATCAGGGGAGGAGGCGGAGTCGGATCTGGAGGCAGACCCGGCCGGTGTCGTGGCCATCTTCGGCCGCGAGGTGGAGATGTTCATCGACGAGGACCCGATCGGGCAGTACCTGATCGCGCGCGCGCGCCAGGACATCCAGGAAGCCCAGGACGAGCTCCTCGAGGTGGATCCGGCGAAGACCGAGGACGTGCGCAAACTTCAATTCAAAGCCGCCGTCGCCAACAGCGTACGGCGCTGGCTGGGCGAGGCGATCCAGAACGGCCGCGCCGCGGCGGCTCAACTGCAAATGGAGCGGGACGAACATGGCAATTAGGCTTTTCGGTCGGGCGTTTCGGGCACCGGAGGAGGAGGGCGGCAGCGGCGGCGGGGAGCGCGAGAGCCCGGCTGCGGTCAACCAGCGCGGCAACAACGCACGCCTGGCGATGATCGAGCGGGTGGGGCGCACGGCGGATGGCAAGCGGGCCGATGAGCTGCAGGACACCGACGGGCAGAAGGTGACCGGGCGATTCTCGGACGGGGAGTTCGATGATTCCCCGGAGGCGCGCGAGAAGGCGGCCGAGCGGGAGGACGATGAAGCCCGCGCGGCGCGCGAGGAGCAGGAGGACCGGGCCCGCCAGGCCGAGGAGGAGGAGACCGCGGATGAGCGGCGCGCGCGGGAGCTGCAGGAGGAGGGAGGCGAGGAAGGCGCCCGGGCCCGCCAGCAGCAGCGCCGCGAGGAGCCGCAGAACGAGGCGGGCGATGAGAAGGTGGTCGACGGGGTCAAGTACTACCTGACCATCGTTGAGGGCGAGGAGAAATGGTTCACGCTGAAGCAGCTGCGCGAGCACGCCGCGGTCGTGGTGAACACCGAGGAGACTTTACAGCGCGCCCAGGACGCGCTACAACGCTCCTCGCAGGCGGCTCCGTCCCCAAAGGATGAGCCCGCCGAGGTCAGCGAAGCTGACCTGGAGGCCATCATCCTCTCCGCATCAGTGGGTGAAGACGAAGCGGTTCGGAAGCTGGCACACATTCTGGCGAGCCGGCCCAAGGGTATCGATACCCAGGCCATCGGCCGACAGGTCGCCCAGCAGATCGCGACACAACGCGCAATCGATGACGCAGAGGCCGAGCAGCAGGACTTCCTGGGCAACGCAGTCCTCGCCCCGATCTTCCGGATGAAACTGGCACAGTTCGCCCGGGAGAAGCCGAAGACCCCCATCAAAGGGGCGTACCAGGCGGTCGGCGAGGAGATGAAGCGAGACTTCGCCGCGATGCTCACCAAGGGGAAGGACCCGTTGCAGGACAAAGCCGATCGAAAGCGCAGGATCGTTACCCCCCCGGAGGGCGTTGCAAGGCAGCGGACCCGGGAGGACGACGGTCAGGAGCCTTCGGTGAGTTCGGACATTGACGCCATCGCGAAGACGCGAGGTCAGGCCCGGGCGATCCGACAGGGTGGTCGCAATCGATAACGGGGCCTGAACCGCACACCTGAAGGCCCCACAGGGGTCTTCACGTGGCAGGTCAAGTCTGGGCCGTCAGCACTCTCGGCGGCTACTTCTACAGCCGGCAGCTCTCCAACGTCCTGCGCATGAACGTGCAGCCGTTGACCAAATTCCGCCAGTTCGCCGACGTCCACGACGCGGCGCAACAGGGCAAGCGCAAGGGCAACACGTTCACGTGGGACGTGGTCTCGGATGTGGCTCAGGTCGGCCAGGTGCTGATCGAGACCAACACGATGCCAGAGACCAACCTGACGATCACGCAGGGCACCCTGACCATCACCGAGGCGGGAAACTCGATCCCCTACAGCGGGTTCCTGGACAACCTGTCGAAGTACCCGGTCGAGGACATCATCAAGAAGGGCCTGAAGAACGACACCGTCAAGTCGCTGGACCGCTTAACCTGGGGCCAGTTCAACCAGACGCTGATCCGCGTGATCCCCGTCTCGGGCACCTCCGCGAACGCCATCACCCTGTACACCAACGGGACGGTGACCGGCACCAACAACATCGCCTACTCGAACGCGCATGCCAAGGCGATCGTGGATGCCATGAAGGAGCGGAACATCCCCGCCTACATCGCGGACGACTACTACGCGCTCGCCTGGCCGACCACGCTGCGGACCTTCAAGAACGCGCTCGAGGGCATCCACCAGTACTCGGACACCGGTTTCAATCTCATCATGAACGGTGAAATCGGCCGCTACGAGAACGTGCGGTACATCGAGCAGACCAACATCGCCAAGGGCATCGGCTCCACCGGCATCGCGGCAGCCTCCGCCGGCGACATGGTGCAGTGGACCAACGGCCAGTCCGACTGGATCTTCTTCTTCGGCAACGACACGGTCGCCGAGGCGATCGCGGTGCCGGAGGAGATGCGCGGCAAGCTGCCGAGCGACTACGGCCGCTCCAAGGGCATCTGCTGGTACTACGTCGGCGGCTTCGGGATCGTGCACACCCTGGCGATCAACACCCGCATCGTGAAGTGGGACTCGGCCGCCTAACGCGCTGAACGCAAATCCGCGCGGGGCAGGGCTACTCTCCCCGCGCGCTGACTGACCCAACCGCGAGGGCCCGCACCAGGAGTTCAAGACCGTGGCTCAGAACAACGCAGTCCGCTCGCTTCCGTACGACCACGCAGCCGTCCAGGCGCGCTACGCCTACCAGTTCCTGGTGAGCGCGGCGGGCTCCGGAGGCGTGCCCTCGGTCAAGTTCTATGCGCACGCTGCGATCCAGGTCTACGGCGTGACCTTCATCGACGTGGTCCCGGGCACGAGCACCTACACGGTCTCGGGCACCGCGACCAACCCCGCCACCCAGATCTCGGCGCTGTACTTCAGCAACACGAACACCACGGGCACCGCGGTGTCGACCGGCACGAGCACCGTCGGCCCCTTCACCCTGGGCGGCACCAACAACAGCGGCACCGCGACCAACTACTTCGTGAACGGCACGCAGGGTGGTATCGCCGGCGGCTTCCAGGGCCCCTACGCGCTGAACACGCTGGGTGGCACCAACACCTCGCTGGTGTGGGGTACCAACACCTTCGTGACCACCGCGGCGGCGGCCGGGCAGACCCAGCAGGGCGTGCCAGGCGGCAACAACGCGGGCCTCGGGGGCCTGCCGATGAACCCGGGTGACTCGCTGAACTTCGTGAACGGGACGGACACCTCCGCCACCTGGATCGCGATCATTCAGTGGGGCTACCAGCCGGTCAACGGCGCGATCGTCGCCTAAGGGACACTCATGGCACTCGGAGTCCAGAACGCCCAAAGCCCGAGCTACGTGACTCGGCAGGCCGCGATCCTCGGCAGCAACGCTGCGGGCTCGGGCGGTGTGACGGCGAAGTTCGTCGCCTTCGCCGCCCTGCAGCTCTTCTCGATCAACCTCCTGCAGCAGGTGCTATCGACGAGCACCTACACCGTCTCGGGTGTGGGCACCGGCACCGTGAGCGGCATGCAGGTGAACCTGATCATTGTGCAGAACACGAGCACCACCACCGCAGCGGCCCTCTCGACCACCACCATCGGGCCCTTCTACGCCGGCGGCAACGGCACGGTGGGCCAGCTGAACGTGTACAACCAGTACGCGCTGAACACCACGACCGGGACGCAAGGCCAGGGCGGGGTGCTGGTGCCGCAGGGCGCGCTGATCTACGCTGCCAGCGGCACGGATGCGACCGCGGTGGCGGCTGTGACCATCGACTACCAGGAACAGGTCGGCGCCGGCCTGACCATCTAGGAGCTTTTCATGAAGGCAGAAGGCAAGTACGAGTCCCCCCAGAGCGCGAAGGATGGCCTGGCGACGGGCAACTTCGGCGGCAAGGCCCCGGATGCGAAGGCGATCATCAAGTCCGCCAACGCGCGCGGCGCCAAGCGCCACGACATGAAGGGCGGGGATCCGTACGCGGACATGAACGTGCTGCCGCGCTCGGGCGGTGCGAGCCTGGATAAGGACGGGATCGATGATGCCGGGTACCTGACCAAGAAGGGCCTGGAATACGGCCCGCAGGCCTTCTACAACACCCTCCCCCCCGGCATGGACATCGAGGACCAGGAGAACATCGACTCCCGGCGGATGGAGATGAAGACCTACAAGGGTGGCCTGTCGTACCCGGATGACAGCGGCTTCTAAGCCGCACTTACCGTGTCGCGCATCGTCCAGGAGAAGTTCGAGGTCCGCTCCCCGCAGAAGCCGGAAGGCACTGAGGGGAACGGCTGGATCTCGGACAAGCGTGCCCGGCCCGCCCACGGCATGCAGACCCGGGACAAGCAGTCGGGGAAGTTTGAGCCCTACCACGGGGACATGCTGAACACGCTCCCGCCGGGCTCAGAGATCCAGGACCAGGAGTTCCTCGACTACGGCGCCGAGCGGATGGCCGAGACCTTCAACGGCACCCAGGCGACCGATGACGTGAACCCGACCTCGCTGCGCACCGGCTTTGACAGGAAGGCCCTGCGGCCGACCGATGACATGTACACCCGCGAGCACAACGACGCCTTCTACGACACCGTGACGGTCGACGGGGACGAGGGCTTCGTGGAGCGCAACAACTACCTGGACCGGATGTAATGCCGCAGGTCCTCTCCGCAGGGAACCTGCAGTACACGGTCATCAACACGGCCGGTACCACCACGCTGAACCCGGGACAGGCCTCCGGCGTCGCCTCGCAGCCGGGCGTCTTCGGCGGCATGGTGGCGGTCGCGCAGGGCACCAGCTGGGCCTTCACCGCCTACGACATCATCCCGGCGACCCCCGGCGGGGCGGCGGCCGGCACCAACACGCTGCTGAACGGCACGGCGACGGCTGCGGGGCAGCAGTTCGCGGCGGGTCTGGTGGGTGAGAACGTCCGCTACCGCGGCGCCCTGGTGATCGTCACCAGCGGAACCCCGGGCATCTTCAATGCCCAGTGGGACTGACAATCAAGGGGAGAGGACCATGGCACTACCGAAGAACACGAAGCTGCCGGATGAGCCGGTGAACAGCGAGCAGGCCGAGGCCGTCGAGCGCGAGCGCGCCGCCCAGGCCGCGCAGGAGCGTGCTACGCCGCCGCTGGTCGCCCCGGGCCCGACGGTAGGCGAGCTCGAGGAGCGCGCCGTGGAGGCCGAGGAGCGCGCCACAGCCGCGGAGCATCGGGCGGCCGAGTTTGCCGAGGAGATGCGGATCCTCAAGGACCAGATCGCTCAACTGATGCGCGCGCAGCGAGCGGCCGGCGTTACGCGGTCCTCGCCGATCGAGGTCATGCCGCAGGCAGGCACACGAGGAGCTGACCCGGTGTTCGATGAGGAGGAGCCGTACGGGCTCGTGGTCGGGGATGCGGTGGTGGCCTACGTGCAGCACGGGCACCAGTTCGCCCGCGACCGCAGCTACATCCTGACCGAGGAGCACCGCGGCTCCCCGCGAAACTTCAACCCGAAGCTGATCGGGGTGACGAAGCCGCGTCCTGGCGCCCAGGCCGCCGACCCGCTCGCGGACTTCCGCGACGATCCGCGCCGCGCGAACTAGGAGGCCACGCCATGGGGGAGCGCCCGCACTCCCTGGTTGACCCTGAGGTGGCCCGGGCGATGTGCAAGCTCGCCCAGGGCACGCCCCGGGGCTGTTTCGTCGAGGTCGGGGTCTACCACGGCGGCACCGCCTGGTTCCTGGCCGCCGTTGCCGCCCAGCAGCACCGGGCGCTCTACCTCTACGACACCTTCACCGGCATCCCCTACCGAGACGATGCGATCGACTCGCACCATGTTGGGGACTTCGAGGACACCAGTCTCGGTGAGGTGCAGGCCGCCGTCCCCTACGGCCTGTGCATCCCCGGGGTGTTCCCGGCAAGCGCGGTGAAGATGGGTCGGGTCGCCTTCGTGCACCTGGACTGCGACCAGTACCGCAGCTACCGCGATGCGCTGTGGTTCCTGCACTCCTACATGGTGCCAGGCGGGGTCATCTGGTGTGATGATGCGGACTGCCTCAACAGCGCCGGGACCGCGGTACGCGAGTACTGCGAGGCCACGGGCCGGCCGCTGGTGAAGGCCGAGAAAATCTACATACAGTTTTGATCAGGGGAGGAGCGCAATGACCTGGAACATCAACGACCCACAGGGCAACGAGAGCGGCAAGATCAAGTGGGAGATCGTGAAGTGGACGCGCGGCCGGGGCCTGGACTTAGGCTGCGGTCCGCAGAAGCTTTACCCGCACTTCATCGGCGTCGACTCAGGCAAGGACGGGGTGCTCTTCGGCCACCCGATCTCCCCGGACGTGCGCTGCCTCACCGCCGCGGACCTGCCGATGTTCGCCTCAGGCTCCATGGACTTCGTGCTCGCAAGCCACCTGCTCGAGCACTTCCCGCTGGCCGAAGATGACCCGCGCAAGTGGACCAACCCGATGGCCCGGGCGCTGGCCGAGCGCCGGCTCCTCGAGAAGCACACTGCGGGGCAGGCGCTCAAAGAATGGATGCGGGTCCTGAAGCGCGACGGCAACCTGATCATCTACGTCCCGGACGAGGATGAGTACCCGAAGGTCGGGGAGGAGGGGGCGAACCCGGATCACTGCTTCAACTGCAGCTACGAAGTCGTGGTCGACCTGATGCGCGCTACCTGGTGCGCCTGGGACCTGGTGAAGTTCCAGAAGCGCAACGAGGGCAACGAGTACTCGCTGCTCTTCATTTTCAAGAAGGTGGGCAGCGGGCAGCACGAGTCCTGGAAGAAGCAGGTGAAGCCGCCGAAGACCTGCGGGGTGGTGCGCTACGGGGCCTTCGGCGACCTGCTGCAGCTCTCCAGCGTGTGCGCGGGCCTGAAAGAGCAGGGCTACCACGTGACCCTCTACACGAGCCCCCCGGGGGATGATGTCATCCGCAACGACCCGAATATCGACGCCTTCTACCACCAGGACAAGGACCAAGTGCCGAACCACCTGCTCGGGGACTTCTGGAAGTATCAGGCGGCGAAATACGACAAGTGGGTGAACCTGTCGGAGTCAGTGGAGTGCACGATGCTGTCGGTGCCGGGGAAGACCCCCCACACCTGGTCCCCGCTCGCCCGCCACCGCTACATGAACCACAACTATCTTGAGATGCAGCACGCGATCGCGGGCGTCCCGCACGTGCCCCGGGTGCGCTTCTACCCGACCGAGACCGAGCGGGAGTGGGCGAAGAAGGAGCGCGTGAAGCTCGGCGGGTCGCCGCTGGTGCTGTGGGCGCTGACCGGCTCCTCGGTGCACAAGACCTGGGGGGGCCTCGACAAGACCATCGCCTCGATCCTGCTGAAGTTCCCGCTGGCCCACGTGGTGCTGGTGTCGGGGGCTGACGGGGCGATCCTGGAGGCCGGGTGGGAGAACGAGCCGCGGGTGAAGTGCCGCTCAGGGGCGTACGAGATCCGCCAGACGATGGCGCTGCTCGAGTACGTGGACGTGATGATCGGCCCTGAGACCGGGGTCATGAACGCGGCCAGCTGCATGAACGTGCCGAAGGTGGTGTTTCTGTCGCACTCCACCCACGAGAACCTGACCCGGGACTGGGTGAACACCTACTCGCTCGCGAGCTTGAAGACCAGCTGCCCGGGGCGTGGCAACAACGAGGCGCCCGCCTGCCACATGATGCATTACGACTGGACCTTCTGTAAGCAGTTCAAGGAGGAGGGTCACCCGCAGGCCGGCACCGCCCAGTGCCAGGCTGACATCGACGGGGAGGCCGCCTGGGAGATTATCAGACGGGCGATCCAGTCGAGCATCCCCACCGTCATCGCGCCTCTGATCCAGCGCCCATGACCGCGCTCAACATCGGAGGGACGATCCTAGGGGGGCTGCCGCTGAACCAGCCCTCCACCTCCGGTGCGTACTACAACTTCTCGGTCACGCGCGACCAGATCATCCGCCAGGCGATGCTCGACATGGGGGCGCTGCAGGAGGCGGAAGTCCCCACGGCCGAGGAAACGACCGACATGGCGCGCCTCCTCAACATGATCACGAAGCAGTGGATGGGCAACACCGACTTCGCGCCGGGCTTGAAGGTGTGGACCCGAAAGCGCGGGGAGCTCTTCCTCTCGCCCAGCCAGTACGTCTACTCGTTGGGCCAGAGCAGCCCCGACAACTGGGTGGAGTCGACCACCGGCCTCTCCTACCCGAACAAGTACGGCCAGACCAATGTCTCCGGCACCGTCGCGGCCGGCACCACCGTGATCCCGGTCGCCTCCACCTCCCAGCTGAACATCAACGATTACATCGGGTTCCTGATTGGCGGGAGCATCTTCTGGACCACGGTGAGCAACATCGGGGTGGGCACGGTCACCATCCCCGCCCCTGGGCTCACCGGCGGTATCCAGGCCAACGGGGCGAGCTACGTGTGGAATTACACGAAGAAGGGCGTGCGGCCGCTGGCGCTCATCACCGCCACCTTGCGGGACATCTACTTCAACGACACCCCGCTTCGGATTTTCACCACCGTGGAGGAGTACGAGGCGCTGCCGACGAAGGCGGCCCCGACCAACATCGCAGACCCGACCGCGGTGCTCTATGAGAGCCACTTCAAGAGCCAGAACCCGAGCGGCCGGCTGTACCTGGATGTGGGAGGTGCGCAGGATGTCACGAAGCACCTGCACCTGACCTACCTCGCCCCGACCGAGGACTTCTTAAATCCGGGCGATGCGCCGGACTATCCGCAGCAGTGGTATGACCCCCTGACCCTGGAGCTCGCAAAGCGCGGCGCGCCGATGTTCGACTGCGCCTGGACACCGGATCTTGAGGAGCTGCGCAAGGCGGCGATCGCGATCGCCCAGCAGGGGGACCCTGAGCAGTCCTCCACCTACTTCGTGGTCGACGGGGACGACCCGTACGGCCCATGACCGCTCGCATCAAAAAGGTCCGTATTTTCGGGGAGGGGATCTTCTCGAGGAGCCCCGTGGTCACCCGGCAGCGGCGCCTGAACTGCTACCTTGAGCCGCGCAAGGACCAGGACAAGTCCTCGATCGTCTGCTACGGCACCCCGGGCCTGACGCTGGCCTTCAACCCCGCGACCCCGCAGAACCAGCCCATGCGCGGGATGGTGGGCAACGACACCGGCATGTACGTGACCGCCGGCAACGTCGTTAAGTCCCTGACCCAGGCCGGCAGCACGATCGTGCAGGGGGCGATCGGCACCTCCGTGGGGCTGGTGGGCATGGCGCTGAACCCCACCCAGCTGATGGTGGTCGACGGCTCGGCGGGGTATGTGTTCAACCCGACCACCGGGGTGGTGCTGGTGGTGGGCGCCTCCTTCCCGAACGGGGCGCGCACGATCGCCTACTGCAACGGCTTCTTCATCGCCGAGCTCCCCGGGACAAACCAGTTCTTCGTCTCCGCGCTGAACGATGGGACCACCTGGCCGGGCCTGTCCTTTGCGACCGCGGTGCAGGCGATCGACGGGATCTACGCGGTCGACCAGCTGGGCGGGATCCTGATCATCTTCTCCGGCGGACATGTGGAGTTCTGGCAAAACCAGGCGTCGACCCCTGAGCCCTTCGTCTACATCCAAAACTCCGCCACCATGTACGGACTTGAGGCGGTGTACGGCCGGGTGCACGTCGGGGACTCGCTGCTCTTCCTCGCCCACACCGGCGGCGGGAGCTTCCAGGGCTCCTCGGGGTCCTTTCAGATCTGCCGCATCAAGGGGTACTCGGTGGAGGTGGTGTCGACCACGGACATCGACAACATCCTGCAAAGCATGGCGCGCTCGAGCGGCATCACCGACTGCACGTGCTTTTCCTACCAGATCGACTCGCACCACTTCGCGCAGTTCAACTTCCCGGCCGCAAACCGCTCGCTGCTGCTGGACACGACCACGGGCCTGTGGAGCGAGGTGCAGTCAGGGATCACCCAGATGCACGCGGCGCGGCACTTGGCGAACTTAGGCTGCCAGGCCTACGGGACCGGCTTCTTCAGCGACTACAGCAACGGCAACGTGTATCAGTTCGACCCGGGCGTCTACACCGACAACGGCAATGTCATCGTGCGCGAGGTCGTGACGCCCTGCGCCCTGGAGGACTTCAACACCTTCCGCGTGAGCCAGATCTACCTCGACATGCGCACCGGTGTGGGGCTGCCGACCCCGGGCCTGCAGGGCTACTACCCGCAGGTGGAGCTGTCGATCGCCCGGGATGGCCGCGACTTCGGGGTCGCCCGGCGCTTCCCGTTAGGTGTCATGGGCCAGTACTGGACGCGCGTGAACAGCCGGCGCTGGGGCCGCATGAAGCAGGGGAACCTTAAGATCCGGATGACGGACCCTGTGCCCTTTGAGATCACCGCGGGGGCCATGATGACCTCGATGCGCGGCGGGCGCAGCGCCCCTGCCACGAAGGGGCGGCCGTGAGCTCACCCTTAGGAGGCCTGCCGCAGCCGCCGATGTTCGTGCAGCTGGGCGAGCGGCTGGTGAAGTTCACGAGCGAGTGGGGCGGGTGGTTTTCCACCGTGCAGCGTATCCTCACCGCCGTGAGCACGGCCGGCATCAGCACCAGCCGGCCGACGCAGGGGCAGTACCAGGGGATGCCGTACTTCGACACCACCTTAGGCAAGCCCATTTGGCTTAAGACCCCGGGCGCCTCGCCTGTCTGGGTGGACGCAACAGGGACGCCAGTTTGAAAAACTTCTACCGCCTGGGCGCGGGCCTCAACATGACCCCGCTGATGATGGAGCTGATGCGCCAGCCGCACCTGTGGCGGGAGGACACCTACCTTCGCGATTACCCTCAGGGCCCCTTCAAGGACGTGGAGACGATCTTCCTGCGCTTCCCGCCCGCCTCGGTGACCGAGCTTGAGCGCTCCACGAAGGACCAGCACGAGTGCGTGTGGATGGACGGCTGGCTGCACCTGCCCGCCGCCAGGCCGCTGGTCTTCGCTCTCATGGGCCAAGTGGCCGGCGAGCGCATCGGGCGGGTGATGCTGAACAAGATCGTCCCCGGAGGGCGGATCTACCCGCACGCCGACACCCCGGTGCACGCCCAGTACTGGGACCGCTTCCACTACGTCGTGGCCGCCTCCCCTGGGGTTCTCTTTCGGTGCGGGGATGAGACGGTGGGCATGTCGGCGGGGGAGCTGTGGTGGTTCCAGAACGAGATCGAGCACGAGGTGGTGAACAACTCCGCCTCTGAGCGGATCCACCTGATCATCGACATCCGCACCCAGCACCTGCACTTCAAGGCGGCGACTGCGCAGGTGCCGCTGGACCCCGAACAGGGTATCGAGAAGCCATGATCACCGCCGCGGTCGAGGAGCTGCACCGGTGCCTCGAGGAGCTAAAGCCCCTCTTTGACCCGCACTGGAAGGAAATCGCGCTCGATCAGGACAAGGTCCCGCTGTGCCCGGACTACGCGGAGTACCTGCGGCGCGAGGCCGCGGGGCAGGTGCTGTGCGTGACCTTGCGAGAGCGAGGAGCCATCGTCGGGTATTTCGTCGGGTTCATCGCCCCCGCGCTGCACTACCAGACGTGCCTCACGCTGACGATGGACATCTACTGGATCCACCCCGACTACCGGGCGACCGACAGCCTCTCCAAGCTCGAGGAGGACATGCTGGCGGAGCTGCTCTTCACCACGGTGAAGGCGGAGGCTGTACGGCGCGGGGTGAAACGGCCATTCTACGGCTCCAAGGTCCACAAGGACTCGAGCGGGCTCTTCTTGCAGCTGGGGATGTACAAGGCGGACGAGTACTTCAGCGCCTGGTGGGGTGAATAAATGGTCGCAGCAGCCATCATCGGCGGAGCAGTCGTAGGAGCGGTTGGCAGCGGCATCGCAGGGTCCGAGTCGGCGAGCGCCACGAACAGCGCCACCCAGGCCAATATCACCCAGCAGCAGGCCGCGCTCAACCAGCAGGCGGCGCTTAGCCAGCCCTACCGGGATCTGGGGTCCGCGGCGATCCCGCAGTACGAGGCGCTCCTGGGGCTCACCCCGGGGAGCAACCCGCAGACCATCCAGGACGCCCTCGCGCAGACCCCCGGGTACCAGTTCACGAAGTCCCAGGGGGAGACCGGGATCCTGAACGCGGCATCGTTGGGCGGTGGCGTGGGCGGCAACACGCTTGCGGCCCTGGACACGTACAACACCGGTCTTGCCTCCGGGACCTACCAGAACGAGGTGGCCGATATCGGCGGCGCGGTGGCCTCAGGTCAAGCGGCCGCGGCGGGCCAGGCACAGAACGTCGGGACTGCGGCCGGGAACATCGGCCAGGCGCTGACCGCCCAGGGCAACAACATCGCCGGGATCGATGCGAACACCGTCGCCGGCATCACGAAGTCGATCGGCAACGCCGGCAACCAGTACCTGGAGTATCAGACGCTCCAGGCCCTGAACAGCCAGGGAGGCTGACCCCATGGCCTTTGACCCCTCAGTCATTTCGAGCATCGGGGACGCCGGCGGGGATCCCGTGGACTCGATCGGCAAGGCGGTCGGCATCGCCGATGCGCTCGATCGCACCCAGCTGAACAAGCTTCACTTGGGCCAGGAGCAGCGCGCGGAGAAGGAGGACCAGCAGGTCAAGGCGATCCTGCAGCAGTCCGACTACTCGACCCCTGAGGGGCTGGCGAAGACGGCCTCGGCGGTGAACAAGGTCTCCCCGCGCTCGGCCATGGACCTCATGAAGACCGGCCAGCAGTACCAGTCGGGGCAGGTGGCCGCGCAGCTTGACCAGCTCTCGCTCCTGGAGAAGCGCCAGGACCTCATCGTCGGCGCCATAGACCCGATCGTCGCCCAGGCGCGCGAGATGAAGGCAAAGGGGGCCTCGGACCTGGACGTGAAGGCCTTCATCACCCAGCAGATGCCGCAGGCGATCCAGGGCCTGCGTGGCATGCAGCTCCCTGACGGCAAGCCCGCGCTGCCGGATGATCAGCTGAAGATGGTGACCGGGATCCAGGGCGGCTACACGTTGGCCACGCTCGAGGGGTGGGAGGCGAAGTCCAAACAGGGGGCGGCGGCGATCAAGAGCCGCCTCGAGCAGATGAAGGCGGACACCGCCGGCAAGGCCCAGCAGACCCGGGAGGCGGCCGAGACGGAGAAGGAAAAGCACGACCGGGCGACCGAGGACACCGCCGCGCGCCACGCCGCGATTGCCGAGCAGAAGTCCAAGGGTTTCGATGACCGGCAGTCCGAGCTACTCGCCGCGCTGGCGGACCGCAACGTGTCGCTCCCTGCCGGTCTTCGATCACAGCAGCAGATCGCAGCGACCATCAACGGCCTCTTTGCCAAGCACCCGGAGCTGACCGCCGACCAGATCGCCGATGGCATCAAGTCCGGCAAGCTGAAACTCGCCGCGGAGACGAAGGGCGCGCAGACCGCCGGCACCCAGATCGGCAAGGTGGCGCTCGCCTCGAATGAGCTCGACACCTTCGGGGACCAGACCCTGCAGGCAAGTCAGGACATCCCCCGCGGCAACTTCGTGCCGTGGAACCAGCTGAAGAACATGGCCAACTCCAAGATCTCCGATCCTAAGCTGCTGCGCTTCAAGGCGAAGATGCAGGCGCTGGAGAACGCCTACAACCAGCTGGCCGCCCGCTCCGGCACCGACGTCGACAAACGCGCGCACATTCATGAGCTTTTCAACATCGCCAACGGCCCCGAGGCAGTCTCGACCCTGGTGCGATCGCTGAAAGAGGAAGCCTCAGGGGCGCGCGATGCGGCCGACCGAACCATCGCTGAGACCTCGGAGACCGCGATCCCCGGGGCCAGCGGACAAGCATCCCCCGGGGCGGCTCCATCACCTGGTGCGGCCTCCCCTGCGCCAGGGGGCGGGGCGGCTCCGGCGGGACCTACGGCGCAGTCCCTGCAGCCGGGTCAGAAGTACAGGCACTCCTCCGGGGCGACGGTGGAGATCATCAACTGACATGGGCACCGCGCAAGTCACATTGCCCGACGGCAAGATTGCGCGCGTCACCTACGACACGCCCGATCAGCTAGACGCCACGGTCAACGACCTGGTGCAGCAGCACCCGATGACCGCTCGGTCGCTCGTCGGCGGCTCCCCGGTCAACAAGGCCTTAGGGAAGGTCACCGACGCGGTGGGCGAACCTGTGCTGAAGGCCGCCACGGGGGCGGCAGGGGCGGTGGCCGGAGGCGTGGCAGGCCTTGCCACCGGCACCGTGCGGGGAGCCGAGGCGCTGGCGTCGGGTGAGGGTTTCGAGAAAGCCCGGGAGGCCTTCACCGACCAGGCGACCGACACCATCCAGCGCACCGAGGAGGCCTTCACCAGACAGCCGCGCACGAAAGTGGGGCAGGCGGTCGACAAAGCGGTGTCCTTCCCCTTCACCCTGCTCGCCAAGGGCGCGAACAAGGTCGGGGAGAAGACCGCGGAGCTTACGGGCTCCCCCGCGCTGGGCGCTGCCGCCAACACGGCCGTGCAGGCGATCCCGGGGGCCGTAGGCAAGTTCCTAGGCCGAGGGGGGGCGGCCGCCGCTCCCGCCGAGGAGCTGACCGCCACAGGAGCCCCCAGGGCGCCCCAGACGGCCGTGGGCGAGCCCCAGGCCTCGCCGGGCGGCCAGACGGCCCCTGAGCCGCCGCTGACAGCCACGGGGGCGCCCAGAGCCCCAGCCTCGAGCGTAGGCGACGGCCCCGCTCCACGTGGAACCGAACCACCCGCATCCGAGAACGAAGCGAGGGCGCAAGCGTATGCCAGCCGTCATGGGCTTGATTGGTCTCGTCTGGGCCCTGGTACACGTAAGGCGCTCACGACGATCGCCCAGGACGCCACTGCCCTCGACAAGCTTAACCCTGCAGCCGTCCGCCGCCAGGCGGCCCTCCAGCAGCTGCGCGTCCCCGTCCAGGCCACTCGCGGGCAGCTGGAGCGCGACCCCGTACAGCTTCGACGAGAGGCGATCGCGTCGAACACTGCAGAGGGTCAGCCCATCCGGGATGTGGACATTGGAGCAAACCGAGACCTTCAAGCGAACCTGGAAGTTCTCCGGGGACGTGTCGGCGGTCGACGGGGAGACATCCGACAGGAGCCGGTAGACGAGGAGGGCAATCCGGTGCCAGGGGCGCTGCGCGGTCCGACGAAGCCACCCACCAGGGTGGGGGAGTCGACGCAGAGCGCCGCCCAGGCGAAAGCCAAGTGGTCGAAGAAGGGGTACGAGGCGCTGTACAAGATCGCCGAGGAGACCGACCCGCACTCCCTTGCCGGAACGAAGCCGGTCACCGATTTGCTCTTGGAAAACCCCGACATCCAGCACGTCGGTTGGGTGAAGGGCTGGTTTGATAAGGCGCGCTCGGCGAAGGCGGCAAAGACCGGTGTTGAGGCGAAGGACGTTGATCTCTCCCAGGTCACGCTGAAGGAACTGTACGACCTGCGCAAGCTCGCCACCAAGAACATGGCCAAAGGCTCCACCACCGCTCACTTCGCCGGTCAGGTGCGCGATGCGGTCGATGCGGCGATGAAGGATGTCCCGGAAGGCGCGAAAGCCTGGCAGCGGGCGACCGATGCCTTCCGCAAGCATCAGGAGGAGTTCAAGGACCAGGGTGCGGTGCGTCAGCTCGTGAGCAAGAAAAAGGGCAGCTCCGATCCCGCGTTGGACTACGAGAAGACCCACGGGAAGATCGCGACCGGTCCGCTGGCTAAAGTCCGCCAGGTGAAAAAGACGCTGCTGACCGGAGGCACCCCGCAGCTGCGCGCGCAAGGTCGGGCCGCCTGGCGGGACTTTCGCGCCGAGACCGTAAACCGGATCCTCGAGGATGCGCGCAACGTCACGGCGGCCGATGAGACCGAGCGCGCCGTGCTGACCGAGGCGGCGCTGCGCAAGTCGATCAGTCGTTTCCCGCGTGAGAACCTCGATGAGATCCTGGGCAAGGCCAACACGCGCGAGCTCTTCCAGATCCTGCGGGCGCGGCGCATCACCACGAGGAGCCCGGTCGGGGGGCGCACCACCCAGTCCGGAACTGTGCCCAACGCCCTGGTGCTGGCGGAGAAGGTCCTGAAACATATCCCGTATGGGGGCAAGTACCTCGTGGGAGCAAAGCATGCGATCTCGGACCTCGGCACACGAGGAGAGGCGGCGAAGACCGCGGAACAAGCCGTTGTTTCACCTCTGGAGCAGGCAGCACGTGATGTGGAAAGAGCGTCTGCGAAGCGCGCTCGCCGAGCGGCTATCGACGTTCTGGAGTCTGGTGGGCAGTCTCCTGCCGGTGCGCCACCCCAACCGCTACCGATCGGGGATGCGGTGAGGCGCCCTCAGCCGTGAAGCTTCTGGTGGTGAACATGGACAGCGTCGGCGAAGGTCTGGCGTTCGCGCTGCGCTGTGCGAAGGCGGGCCACGAGGTACGACTGTGGGTCCACAAGACCGCCAATCCGGAACTGGGCCGCGGCTTCAAGGAGGTGACGCTCGTCGAGCAGTGGCTCCCATCCGCACGCTGGGCGGATCTGATCCTCCCGACCGGCAACCACCTCTTCTGCCAGAAATTCGAGCAGCTGCGCAAAACCGGTGTGAAGGTCTTCGGGCCGACCGAGAAGTCCGCCGCCCTCGAGATCAAGAGGGCGTTCGGGATGCAGTTTTTTGAGGTACACGGGATAGAGGTCCCGGCGTACAAGCAGTTCCCGGATCTGGCGGCGGCCGAGGCGCATGTGCGCAAGACCGAAGGGCGGTTCGTGTTCAAAACCCTCGGGGACGAAGAAGACAAATCCCTCTCCTACGTAGGAAAGTCCCCAGCTGACCTGATCGCCCGGCTCCAGCGCTGGCAGCGCCTGGGTCTTAACCCCAAAGGATCGGTAATGCTCCAGGAGGTAATTGAAGGCGTAGAAGTGGGGGTCAGCCGGTGGATGGGGACTGAAGGCTGGGTCGGGCCCTACAACGAAAACTTTGAGCACAAAAAGCTCCTGTCAGGCAACGCCGGCCCGAACTGCGGGGAGGCCGGGACGGTGCAGAAGTATGTCACGACCTCGGCGCTGGGCGCTGAGGTTCTAGGTCCCCTTGAGGATGCGCTGGTGAAAATGGGCCACACCGGGGACATCGATGTCAACTGCATCGTCGATGAGCGAGGGCAGGCCTGGCCGCTTGAATTCACGATGCGGTTAGGCTGGCCCGCCTTCAACATCCAGGCCGCCACGCACTCCGGGGATCCGTGCCAGTGGATGCTTGATGCCTGCAACGGCAAGGACACGCTGAAGACCATCGGCAAGGTCGCCTGCGGGGTGGTGCTGGCGCAGCCGGACTACCCCTACAGCCACCGCACGGCCGAGGAGCTCGCGGGCCTTCCGATCTACGGGGTCACGAAGGCGAACGAGCAGTACCTGTGGCCGCAGTCGGTGCAGCGCATGAAGCTGCCCGACATGGAGGGGGAGAAGGTGACCGAGCGGGAGATCTGGGCGACCGCCGGGGACTACCTGATGGTGGTCACGGGGACGGGTAAGACCGTGCGCCAGGCCACCACGCGCGCGTACGATACGGTCAAGGAGATGCAGGTCCCGGACATGATCTACCGGGATGACATCGGCGAGAAGCTCGAGGAGGAGATCCCCCGCCTCCAAGAGCACGGCTTCGCAACCGAGTTCCACTATGAGTGAGCAGCGCAGGTAGCCCATGGCCACTACGACGTACTACATGTCCGGCATCTCCCTGATCCTGCAGTACCTGTCGGCGCTGGGGGTGCTGCAGGCGGCGGCCGGCGGGCAGCTGACCACCAACGTGGGCGGCTCGGTCGGTACCCCGGTGACCACCTACAGCAGCTCCTCGGGGCTTGTCACCAACCCGAACCCGCTGACGCTCTCCTCCACCGGAACGCCGGTGTCGGCGAGCGGCGCACCGGTGGCCTTCTGGGTACCCGGCGGCACGGTGGTGCAGCTGATCGTGACGGACTCCTCGGGCAATCAGTTGTTCTTCCTGGACAACGTGCCGGCGCTGAACGACCTCACCAACGCGACCAACTCCCTGCAGGCGCTGCTGGCCTCAGCCGCAAGCTCCAACACCGCGGGCACCGGCCCTGTGGCAGGGGTGGATTTGGTGGCGAACGCGGTGAAGTCCTACGACGTGCTCTCGGATGTGAGAGCGGCCAACGCGCCGGTGCTGGTGACCGGGCAGACCTTGAGCATCGAGGTGCAGGGCGGTTCCTCGGTCGGGGACGGCTTGGGCGGCTTTTTCTACTGGTCCCCGACCTCCACCGCCACGGACGATGGCCGAACGATCCTGAAGCCCACGTCCTTGAGCACGATCACCGCGGGCCGGTGGCTGCGCTACTACCCCCTCGGCGTGGAGCAGATCCTCGTCACCTCCACCGCCCAGCAGGTCGCCTCGAGCACCGTGCTCACCCAGGTGACCGCCCTCACCGCGACCTTAGGCGCCGGTGGGACCTACCTCATCCGCGTGCGCCTGCAGATGCTCGGGATCTCAGGCACCGGCCAGGGCTACAAGGTGGGCCTCGCCTACAACGGCACGAGCGCGGGCAACGGGAACGGTACCGGGGTGGTGAGCGCGAACGGGACGGCGGCTGCGACCTACGACTCGGTGGGATCCAGCGGCATTGCGGCCGCTGCGATCTCCAGCACCAACGGGGATGCGGTGACCATGGACTACATCCTCTCCACCGCGCTCTCGGGGCAGATCCTGGTGCTCTTTGCCCAAAACTCCTCCAGCGCCAATGCGACCCAGCTGAACGCGGGGTCCGCGATGACCATCACGAGGCTCGGCTAACATGCTGCAGTTCTTCGACACCCTGACGGATGACAGCGGCAACTCGCTCCTGGGCGCCACCGTCAAGGTGACCGCATACCCTGCCGGCGGCGCTGCGACGATCTACCAGACCAACGGCACCGCCGCCCCGATCGCCAACTCCACCGTGGTCGCCGACATCACGGGCCAAGTGAGCTTCTACGCCCCGGACGGGGTGTACATCCTCACCTACTCGTACAATGGCGCGGTCTACAAGACCCGCTCGCCTGTGCAGCTGATCGATCCGACCGCGTTTCTGGACATCCCGGACGCCGGTGCGGTGAATGCTTTCGCGATCACCGACCAGCGCCTGTCCGCCTCGCTCTACCCGGGCCTTAAGGTCGAGTTCGCCGCGGCCAACACCAACACCGGGGCCTCGACGTTTAACCTCAACGGCACGGGAGCGGTGGCGATCGTGACCTCCGCCGGCGCCGCGCTCACCTCCGGCATCATCGTTGCGGGGGGTATCTACCGCCTGGAGTACGACGGCACGCGCTGGCAGCTGGTGTCAGTGCAGCCGCTCACCTCCGGGTCGGTCGGCACGCTCATCTTCCCGCAAAGCGCCGCGGAGGCGACCGCGGGGGTCACCCCGACCAACATCCAGTACACCTGGGGCGACCTGCGCCGGTACGGGGCGACCGGAGGGCCTGCAGGCGCGATCCCCTCAACCGATGACTCCGCGGCCTTCCTGGCAGCCTGCAAGTGCGGTCTTGTGATCATCCCGCCGGAGCTCGCCTTCAAGATCGTGACGGGAGTGGGCACCATTGCAAGCCCGCTGGCCAACCAAGTCATCATTCAAGGGTACGGGGACAACAGCCAGCTCTACTGCGACACCACGGTCAACGGCTCCTCGGTCATCCAGAACTATCTGCTGGTCTGTTCCGGATCTGGCAGCACCGTCAAGGACTGCTTCATTGCGAACATCACGGCTCCCCTGAAGTGGCAGCGCCGGGTGGAAACGACGCTCACCACGACCGCGACGCTTCTCGGGACCCAGACCTTCACCGGCTCGGTCGCCGGCGCCACCACGGGCACCCTGAACGCGGCGATCACCAACGGGGTGTACAGCTTCACCTTCTCCGATGGGGAGATCCGAACGGTCACCGTGACCGGCACCACCACCGCGAACTGGTCGGGCGCGCTTTCCAGCACCGCGGGGAGCATCACGACAGCAACTGTGGCAACCATCATTGTCACGACGGCCATCGGGATCGTGGTGGGCATGGAGGCTCAGGGCTATGGGCTAGCGCCAGGCTCGGTCGTTACAGGCGTCAGCGGCAACTTCATCACGCTCTCGGACCCGGTCCCAGGTGGCCTGACCCTGCCCACGACCGAGACCTATACGTTCTTCAACATCACGTACAACCAGAGCTCGGCGCTTCTGTCAACGCTTGCCTTCACGAACGCGGCAGGCTTCGTCTCCCCGACCGTCAACGACACGGAATGGGCCTCCCTCACGGCGCTGCAGCAGCAGCAAGCCCAGGTGGGGCCGGTTATCTACCTCACCGGGGACAACACCCTGATCCAGAACGTCAAGGGCCAGAACTTCCAAAGCCAGCAGACCGGCAACAACGTGCGGGCGCTGTACAACCGCCTGCAGGGCGGGTGGAACTGGGGCTCGATTGCGTTTTTGAACGGGAACGTGTCCCCGATCGAGTACTCCTGCTTCGCCTACGGCAATCAGTGCCAGGACCACGGCTTCGCCGCGATCCTCGCGATGGGATACGACGGGGTGACCCTGGTTGGAAACGGCGGCCGGGGGTGCGGCGAGACCACCTTCAAGTGCTATCCGTGGTTGGCCGGTGCGGGCAATGCCCCAGGCGGCGCGGCCACGCACCGCATCATCTCGATCGGCAACCGCTCGGTCGCAGGGTTCCAGGGTGGGTTTGACTACAACGCGAACTTCTTCCCGACGACCACCTCCGGGCTGTCCTCGTGTATCTCGCAGGGTGACTACGCCTCCTGGGGCCCTTTCGGCGCCTTCGGGTATCAGGGGGATGGCTGGAAGATCGACATCGTCGCGGAGCTCAACGGCGGCCCGGCGCTCCTGGCCTATGTCGCCAATTCGGTCATCAGCGTGCTCTTCCGGGAAAACGGCTTCGCCAACCTCAACAGCAGCGTGCCCAACACGGTAGGTATCGTCGGAAATAACAACAGCCTCACCGGCCGGGTGTACGAGAAGACCTCCCGGTCGCGCCTCGGGCAGAAAGTCGCCTACTTCTCCGGACCCAATGTCGCGACCTCCAGTCACATGCACGACCTGGATTTGCGCGACAACGTGACGGCGGATAACGCCACCCTGCAGACCTCCGGTTTCGTGACCCGCTTCAACATCCGCGGCAACGGCAACATCGTGGAGCTGCCGATCGGTGCGGTGATCCAGAACCAGCCCTCGTGGCCCGGAACGGGGAATGCGGTCACGATCGACCTCTCCCTGGGCAACTACTTCCTGATCGTCGCCACCGCCAACACCGCCTTTACGATCTCAAACCCGATCAACTCCCCGAGCGCTCGGGTGCAGTTCACGATCGTGATCAGCAACACCTCAGGTGGGGCGTTGGGCGCCATCACCCCGGGGACCGGGTACAAGCTCACCGGCGCGGCCTTCCCCGTGCCCACCAACGGGAACCAGTACGCGGTCGTTTTCACCGGCAACAGCGCCGGCGGGTACTACGAGACCAGCCGCACGGGCTTGGTGCCGAACTGATGAGCCCGAACCTCCAAGCGTTCCTCACCATGATCGGGTTAAGCGAGGGCACCGAGGAGCTGGGCGATCACGGCTACAACGTGCTGGTCGGGGGGACGCTCTTCACAAGCTTCGCTGACCACCCGCGGGTGCTGGTGGACCTAGGCAACGGACTGAAGTCCACCGCTGCCGGCCGGTACCAGATCCTCGAGCGCATGTTTGATGCGTACAAGGTGATGTTGCACCTGCCGGACTTCGGTCCAGCCTCCCAGGATGCGATCGCGGTGCAGATGATTCACGAGTGCCACGCCACCGCGGACGTTGAGGCTGGTAATTTCGATGATGCGGTTGCAAGCTGCGCGAGCCGCTGGGCGTCCCTTCCGGGGGCGAACTACGGACAGCGCGAGAACCAACTGGCGGACCTTCGCCGCGCCTTTACCCAAGCCGGGGGGACCCTGGCATAGGAGTCGATTCCGATGAGCACCCTCACCACCCTAAAAGCCGCCGCGGCATCCAAGCTCGCCACCGCCGAGACCGACGTGAAAGCCTACGTCGCGGAGCTCGAGGCGTCCGTCAAGGCCAACAAGATCCTAGCCATCGGGTGTGCCGCCGTGGGCGCGCTCGTAGGAGCCGTGGTCGGCCACCTGGTCTGATCCCATGAACGGCCCGCTGGGTGCCGGGGACTGGTTCGTCATGGTCCTGTTCGCCCTGGTGTGGGTGGCGGGGACCGTGTACCTCTTCCTGCATCCCGCACCTGAGACCTTCGTCACGTGGGCGGCGCTGTTCGCCACGCTGGGCACCATCTACCATTGGCTCCTCATCCGGGACTCGAAGATCCCGGACGCAGAACCTGAACCTCGCGGCGCCCGCTGACATCATGATGGAGGTGCTCTTGCGTATCCTCGGTGGCCTAGTGCCAGACCACACAGCGGATCCGGAAGTGCAATATCGCTACCAACTGCGGCTGGGGCTGACCGTGAGCATCGTGGTGCTGTGGGTGCTGGCGGTCACGATTACCGCCTTCGGCATCGTGCCGGCCTGGAGCCAGGGGTTTGCGATGACCACCGACATGAAGCAGGTGGTGACCGAGATCCGCCAGAACCGCGCTCAGACGATCGACAACCAGCTGCTGGACCTTCGGATCAAACACTGCGAGGCGAAGGACGATGTCGCCCGGCAGCTTTACTGGAGTAAGATCGCCCCCCTCCTGGCCGAGTACCAGCAGATCACCGGCCGCCCCTACAACCTGCCCGCGTGCGCTGACTTATGACCCTGTACCTGCGCCTCGCCGCTTACGCGCTCGTGGCAGCCCTCCTGGTGGCAGGTGGGTGGCATCTGGGGGGCCTGGCGCCCAAGAAGGCCCTGGCGGACCTGAAGGCCCAGGACTGGCAGGGCAAGGCCCAGGCGGCCGCCGCGGCGCTCGTGGCCACCCAGGCGCAGCTGAAGGACCTCCAAGACACGGACGCCCGCAACGCCGGCATCATCAAGGACCTGAACGATGCGAACCTCAAGACCGCTGCTGATCGGGATCGCAATGCTGACCTGTATCAGCGCCTGCTCCACCGTGCCGCGCTCCCCGCCCCCGCCGCAGGTCCTGCAATGCCAGCCGCCCAAGGTGGATCAGGCGCTGCTGGCCCCGGCGGAGCGAGCAGCGGCGATCCGGCTCCAGGCCTACTTGCAGACGCTACCGCCGAGTGCGCCCGAAACGCGGACCGGCTCGACGCCCTCTCAGCCCAAGTGACCCCTCAACTACACCTGCCAGGAGCTCCCCCGTGACCACAATCGTTGTAACCGCCGTCAAAACCCTCACCCTGCTGCCGACCGGCATCACCTTCGCCTCCACGCAGGCCGTCGTCACCGACAACTCAGGCGCCGTGCTGCCGGCCGTGTCGCTGAACGGCTCAGAGACCCCGACCCCCTGGTCAGCCACCCTGACCGGCGCCACCGGCCCCAATGAGGCCAGCGTCACCTTCACCGACCTTGACACCAACGGAAACCCGATCGGCTCCCCGGTCACGGTCACCGAGAGCGGCACCGGCGGGCAGCCGGCGACGTTTGAGGCCACGACCGGCGGCACGATCACCGTCTCGTGAGCGAGCGGCGCGGGGAGGAGCGCCAGGAGGAGCGGGATGATCGCAAGATCATCCCGCTGCTCGAGGAGCTGGTGATCCTGCAGGCCCGCCAGGTCAAGCTCCTCGAGGCGATCCACAAGTCTCATCAGTCGGTGTACCCGGCCACGCGCGGCGGGAGCATCAAGGTCAGCTGACCGGGCCGATGAGCCACACCCGCTGCCCGTAGCCGTGCAGGAGCGCGGCCCCTTCCGGGTGCGTGTACTCCTCCCACGAGAAGTCCCGCAGGATCTCCAGCGCCTTCACCATCACGAGCTCGTCCGAATCGTAGGTCAACAGCAGCGCCTCGCCTTTGGCGATCTCGTTCTTGATCAGGTCCTCCAGGAAGTTCTCAGGCGGACCCTTTAGCCGGCGCAGCCGCTGGCGCAGCCCCTCGATCTCAGCCAGGGTCTTCACCCGCGATTCCTTCAGCGCCTGCTGCTGGTTCGTGATGCCCTGCATGAGGGCGACCACCATGTTGATGTGCAGCGGCGCCCGGATGACCATGCCGGCCAGGTGCAGCAGGAAGTCCTTCGCCCGCCGCTCGAGCGGGATCACCTGCGCGGTGCCGTGGCCGGCATCGTAGGCCGCTCGCCGGCCCGGGTCGCAGAGGAGCTGGTAGGCCTGGTTGATGAGCGACATGCGCTCGGCCGAGCCACCCTCGCGGTCCGGGTGCGCCTCCTTCGCCGCCTTCCTGAAAGCCTGCTTGATCTCCTCCTCGGAGGCGGACGGGTCGAGCCCCAAGATATCGTAGGGGTTGAAGGTCTCGTCGGTCACGGGTGGCAGAGCACGTTAGAGGGCAGGTGGCACACGGGAGGCGGCCGGCGCCAGTCCGTGCTTTTCCAAGTCCTCGAGCATCGCCTGCTCGGTCTCCCCGAAGAAGATCACCACGGTACCGGCCGGCAGATTCAGCTCCGCCAGGTCGAAGCGTATCGGCTTGCCCGCGAGGAGCCGGCTGATGTTCTCCCGGGAGAGGCCGATCACGAGGTTCCGATCGCCATAGCGCGCCTTCAGCATGCCAGGCACCCCGCGCACTTCCACCCGGTGGGCGTCTTTCGGCCGCCGAGCAGCACCCGGGGCACCCGGCACCCCGTGCAGGTGCGGCGGATCGTGGTCGGGGCAGGTGGGACGTTGCGCAGCGAGAGGCTCCAGTGCTGTCGTGCTGGCGCGGTCATTTGACCGCCAGCATCCGTTCCACCAGATCCACAGCGCTTGTCTGGCACCACTCAACGGTAGGCTGCAGTTTCTTCTGCGCGGCGGCGGCCCAGGCGGCGGCCCAGTCGGCGTCCC